CATGGATAAAGACGAGCCTGAAAAGTGGGCCCGGATCATCCACCCGGACCGGCATATGCCGGCGTCATGGGACGGGCCCGGAGATCGCAGTTAGGAAATGTACACTTGGGAAGTGAAATCGCATGAAAGCTAAGATCATTCACGAGATGAAGAGCTGGACGAAGAGGACATTGAAATGGATTGGACCCAGGGATGAAAATTGAAAACAACAAGCCGCATCTGTGCGTGCCGACATTGGACGGAAATGCCCACGTAATTCCGGCGGAAGTGTTCGACAAGATCGTTTCCGGTGAAATGAAGATTACCGACATGGAAGATTGGGAAATCATCACCAGGACAGCCTTTTCGGAATGGCTGTGGGGGTTGGAAACGGCAGCAAAAGCACGAGTTTACAAAGCTGCCGTTGACCAACTTGCCGACTCGATGGCTGCGGGAGCATGGCAAGACGGGCCCGCACCGAAGGACGGCTCTTGGATTCTTGGGCTCTTTCATGGGCTGCCATCTGTGGTCGGGTATGACTCGTGGGAGGTTGGTGGTGAGATGCTGCCAGACGGGACCGGATCTCCTCCTGACGGCTATGAAAGCGGCTGGTGTTTGGCTGGTGACACTTTACAAGTCATGGATAAAGACGAGCCTGAAAAGTGGGCCCGGATCATCCACCCGGACCGGCATATGCCGGCGTCATGGGACGGGCCCGGAGATCGCAGTTAGGAAATGTACACTTGGGAAGTGAAATCGCATGAACGCCAAGATCGTCCACGTCTTCCACCCGCATCGCAAGGTCACGCGAAACACGATCACTCCAGAAGGCGCCAACATCAACGAGTATGACGTCCTCATCCACGAGTACGAGGACGGCGTCATCCAAATCTTCGTGAAGGATCCCGGCGATCTGTACGGCCTGAAACTCGGCACGCGCACCGGGCACAAGGCAGAAGATCCGCTGAAATGGAAACTTCATTGAATGAATTTGGACCCGTCCCAGATCGCCGCGGTTGACCGGGCCTGCGTTGCCAATACCATCATCACCGGCGGCGCCGGCTACGGCAAAACCACCATCATCCGCAATATCCTCAACCGCACACCCGGGGCCCAACTCCTCGCGCCAACAGGCAAGGCGGCCCGGCGCATGTCCGATCTCACCGGATATCCGGCCTCCACGATCCACTCCGCACTCCAGTGGAACGGCGCACAGTTCATGCGCTCGCCGAAAAAGCCACTCGAAGCTCCCACCATCATCATCGACGAGGCCAGCATGGTCGAATCCTGGCTCCTATTCCACCTCCTCCAGCGCACCATCGCCCACATCATACTTGTCGGCGATGACGCACAACTCCCCCCGGTCGGCCCAGGTCAGCCCTTCCATGACCTAATCCAAATCCGCCCCGACATCGTCGCGCGCCTCGATAAATGTCACCGCGCACACGCCGCCATCCACATCGCATCCGCCGCCATCCGCGCCGGCACACTCCCCCCGCCCGAACTCCGCTCCGATTCCGAATTCTGGAAAATAGCGGAAGCCGGCACGCCGGCGCACGCCATGAGAACGATCGGTAGGTGGTTGGGGGCTGGCAAGTTCGACCCGGCCCAGGATGTCTTCCTCGCCCCCAGCTATGGCGCAGACGCCGAAGACGTGGCCAAGATCCACTCAATCAATCAAATGGTCAAAAAGTACTTCCTCGGCGATACCGGCAACGATTTCGATGTGAACGACCGCGTCATGATCTGCAAGAACTTCGGGCCGGAGGACTTGTGGAACGGCGACACGGGACAAATCGTCGCAATCAATAAATATCCCGAAATCATCCTAGACCGTGAGCGCACCGAGGTCCAACATTGCCCGACGCGGAAACTGTCCGCAGCACAGACCAGAGAGTTAACCCTTGCGTACTGCCTCTCAGTCCATAAATCCCAAGGATCACAGTACCGCCGCGTCTTTTTCGTCTGCCTCCCACACAGCCGATACATGCTCGACCGCAAGCTGGTTTACACAGCCATCACCCGGGCGCAATCCGCTTGCATCGTCCTGGGCCACACACCCACTTTCGCCGCCGCTATCAAACGCGTCAAAGAACGCCCAACTTGTTTGAGGGAGCTGGATGGACGATTTCAAGGAGACCTATTGCCGGGATGAAATCAAACACAACGCCGATTGCCGCGAATACCTCAGAAATGAGCTAAGAGCCACCGAGCGGGGCAAGTCGGGCCAATACACGTCTTTTGACAACCCGTGGCGTCCTGGCGCGAATTCGGGCGCTCTCAACGCCGTTCGCGACCACTGGCACGACCACGTATCCGGCGAAAAGGGCGACGTCATCTCCCTCGCCATGGCCGGCAACAACTGCGACTTCCACTCCGCTCAGATCATCCTCGGCCGCTGGCTACACCTAGAGCAAAAAACCCGACAAGCCGAGTGCATCGACTGCGTCTACGACTACAAGTCGGGGGGTTCCATCGTACACCAAACCGTGCGCATGAAGCCCAAACGCTTCTTCCAACGGCGCCCGGACCCCGATAATCCCGGCCAGTTCATCAACGGCCTCGGCAACGTGGACCGCGTCCTCTACCGCGTGGACGACTGGAAGGACGCGGCGCAGATCTGTGTGGTCGGCGGCGAAAAGGATGCAGATCAGCTATGGAATCTCGGATTTGCAGCCACAACCTGCCCCATGGGCGAGGCCAACTGGCGCGCCAGCTACAACAAATGGCTCGAAGGCAAAGACTTAGTAGTCATACCCGATAACGACGACGCCGGCCGTGTCTTCGTCAATGCCATCCAGAACAAATCACTTTGTGTCGCAAAGTCCATGCGCGTCGTGGACCTCGGCCTCCCGGCAAAGGGCGCCGATGTGTCCGACTGGATCAAGGTGGGCGGCACAAAAGCCGATCTTGAAGCACTAATCGCCGCCGCGGAGGACCGAAAACGCTTCATCGCAATCAAGAACTACCGCATCCTCGAGGTCGAAACCGGCGGCGGGAAGAAAAAGGAGGTCAAGGAACCCCTCCACATCAACGCCATCGTGGACCATATCCGAAAATCGTTCGACGGCTTCCCCATGATGCTCGGGGACAGCCTCTTCGACTACCGCCAGGGCAAGGTTACAATGCTCAGATCGCCGGGCGCGTTGGAGGCCTGGGTTGCCGGTCTTAGCCACGAGCAACCCAAATTCGAGCCCCCAGGCCGTACCATCGGCTGTAGCGGCTGGCGCGCCGTATACGAAAAACTCATCCAGTCCGCCCACAAATTCGGCAACGTCGCAGCCGCCCCATTCGTCCCCGAGCGCCACAACGTTTTTTTTGATCATCCCGATCTACCGCCAGCGGACCCCGACCGTAAGGCATTCTATAAGCTGATGTCCTACTTCTGCCCTACTGAGTTGGAAGACGGCCTGCTCCTGCGCGTCCTCTTCGCCAGCCCCATGTTCTACGATGCCAACGCTGATCGCCCCATATGGATCGTGGACAGTGATACCGGCCAGGCGTCGGGCAAGACCAAGCTCATCGAGCTGCTGGCCTTCCTGTACAATTCTACGCCCCTCTATGTGGACGCCACATCGCTCACCAACGAACGCGATCACGACCGCATGATGAGAACCCTCCTGACCGATGGCGCCCTCGGTAAACGGATATTCATGCTCGATAACGTCACCGGCTTCTTCAAAAGCTCGACCCTCGCCACAATGGCCACAAGTGCCCATATCTCGGGCCTTGCCCCCTACGCCAGAAACGAGATCACCAGGGAAAACGACCTAACATTTTGCCTTACAAGCAATTCCGCAACGCTGGACCGCGATCTGATTTCCAGGTCAATGATGATCTCAGTCAGCCGAGATGACTCCGCAACCGCCGATTGGCTCGCCGAAGTCCGCGCTTTCATCAATCAAAACCGCTGGCAAATCCTCGCCGATATCAAAGCCGCGATCGTCGCCGGTTCCACTTGGATAGTCATGACACAATCTCGATTCCGTGCATGGGAAACCAACGTCATGGCCACAATGATCACCGATGAAGAAGTATTCAACGATTGTCATAAACTCATGATCGAACGTAGAGAATCCTCAGATCAAGAAATCGTCGATGCCGAAGTGGTGAACACTAATGTCGAACAAAACCTGAAAAACCTAGGCATTACCGAAAATTCCCCGGTCTGGCTTACGTCCGATGTGCTCGTCTTGTGGGCGCGTGAGGTGCTGCCAGGACTAGGCGGAAAATTCGGGCGAGGCGTGAAACACTTTACCCACAACTGGGCTAAAATGGGCATGCTCCCAGGTTGGTCATTCGATATTCCTCAATTTCCAACGTCAAAAAACAAAGGCCGACGATATCGAGGCGTCATGCTCCGTTCAAAGTATTACGTTCCGGAACATCAATACCTTGTAGATATTATCGTAATTGATAGAAACGGTATCGCAAGTGTCAAATAAAACAAGAGTACGCTTCAATTGTCCCATCTTTTTTCTGCCTCAGTGCGGGACAATTCCAGTGAGGCAAGTGTGAGTCAGTCTCGTTTCTGCAACAAATTCTCAATACTGGAATGCCCCTAGCCTCAATACCTCAATACCTCAGTGCACTTGGAAGATCCACGTAAAAGAGGTGTTATCTATAGTATATTGCAATACGTAATACGTATATTGAACATAGTGAACATAAATAGAGGCCGGCAAGGGGCGTATTCTCTATGTAATACTCTCGATTGCACAGAGGCAATGAGGCACTGAGGTCACAATGAGGCCGAAAATTACATGCTTGACTCCATTACCAATTCTCGTTAACGCATCCAAACAATCACCATGCCAGGCATCAAGGACCAGCACAAAGCTTTCGCCCTCGAGTTCTTCCACTGCCGCAATGCCACCAAGGCCGCCGTGAAGGCCGGCTATACCAAAAGGAGCGCAGGTACAACAGGTGCTAGGCTATTAAAGCGTGCAGACGTCGCTACAGAGCTGGCTAGACTAAGTTTAACCAACTTGGAGCAACGCCAAGGTGACATTGATGAGGCGCGCAACATCTGTTGGACTAACCTGCGGCAAGGGGGCAAGGATTCCGGCGTATGGATGGGACACCTGATCAAGATGAATGGGTGGGGCCTAGAGACTAGCCGGATAGAGTTACAGCAGCTTCCCCCTCCGACGTTCGTGCTACCCCAGGCGGTCGAAATTGAGTGCCTCGACGCCGGCGATAACGGTGGGTCACGCGCCCTACCAATGACACCCACGACCGCTCACAATGACCCAATAACGGAGACCATCGACGTTGAATCGGTGGAAGCTGGCCAGTGATAGCCACTTACAAAGCGTGTCACAGTTCGCATAATAAGTATTATGCGACGTGTGATAATCTAGTAAGGGGGCACCGTTCGACCCCCCCCCGGCCATATCCCGACCCCCCACCCCCCGCATCTACTCTCGCATTTTTCTGGTTTAACTAGCAGTTACAACGATATTGCAACGGAGAGATGTTGAAACGGAGTTACAACGTAGAGATTGAGTTTAATTGATGGCGGAGCGAGGTGAGAATTTACGTCAGGATCCTGGGGTAGCACGAGCGGCGCCTGCGCGAGGTAATGAGACGGAGCGGCGAGTGATTGGGCCGTGGGTACCGAGTGAGAAGCAGTTGGAGGGGCTCACGTTATTGGAGGGAACTTGCACGCGTTTACTCTTTGATGGAGGTGGGCGCAGTGGGAAGACGGCGATGCTGGGGCATTGGTTATTGAGCAGGGCGGCGCGGTATCCTGGGAGTTGGCATGTGGTCCTGCGCAAGGCTAGATCGCATTGTGTGCAGTCGTTATGGAATGGGACGTTTTTTGATTACCTGAGTAAGCATTGGCCGGATCAGCGGTATTGGGTACTGAAGCGGGATGAGTTGATGATTCACTTTCCGTTTAACAACAGCCGGATCCTTTTTGATGGGTGTGATGATGAGGCGCGGGTGAGGAAGTTGTATGGGAATGAGTATATGACGGTATGGTTTAATGAGGCGTCGGAGTTTCCATGGGAGGTGGTGGAGCAGTTGATGTCGCGGTTGGTGCAGAGGGGAGTGGATGAGCGAGGTGATGAGGGATTGTGCAAGGCGGTGTTCGATACTAACCCTCGAGGGCCTCGGCATTGGTTGTATCGGGTTGGGGTATTGGGGGTGCATCCTGCAACTGGCGAGCCGTTACAAGCCAGACAGAAGTGGGGGCGATTGGGAGGTTGGACGATCTCGGACAATGCGGGGAATTTGGCGAGTGATGCGTTGCAGACTTACGAGGATCAGGATGAGATCACGAAGCGGCGGATGCTTTACGGGGAGTGGGTAGCGGATCAGGGTGCGGTGTACAGTGAGTTCACTGAATGTTCAGTCATTGAAGCAAAAGACTGCATGGAAATAAGTACGGGTACGTTTTTGGGGAAGGCGTGTTATCGGTCGATTGACTTTGGTTACCGGGATCCTTTCGTATGCCTTTTCGCGGGGGTTGACTGGGATGGACGACTTATCGTGTACGATGAAATATATCGTACTGGGCGGATTGTTTCTGATCATGCTGGCGACATCATGGAGCGGTCGAAGGTGAATACGGTTTGGTATACGGTATGTGATCATGATGCTGAGGATGCGGCGACGTTGAGGCGAGGAGGAGTGGTGACGCGGCCGGCGTGGAAGGATCGTCCTATTCGCGATGGCCTTGCCAGGGTGAAAAAGAGATTGCAAGAGGGGCGGTTGCTTTTTGTGCGTCCTGATCGCGCGCATAGGTATGGGTGTCCTGGGTTACTGAGTGAGATTGAATCGTATGTATGGGACCGCGAGGGGGACAAACCTGTGGGCAAGGATGATCATGCGATGGATGCGTTGAGGTACTTGGTGGCGGAGTTGGACAGGCGGGTAGGGAGTGTGTTGATTGCGGGGGCATAGCTCGAACCGCATGCGGTTCTTCGCGTTGGTTTGGCGCTGGATGTGCAGAGGTATTTTCGGCAGTTAGCTTATGTGCTGACTTGCACGATGGGAAGGAAAGGAATCTACAGCAATGAATGGGCGTGAAGCTGTGTTTGGGTTTGCGTCTTGGTTGTCTGGGCGCAAGGAAGTTGTCAAGATAGGCGGTTCGGAAGAATGTGCGGAGGTTGCTGAATTATGTGGCGAGTGGTGTGATTGTAATGAGTTACCTGAGACGGGTGTGAATTATCCGGACAACATACGCCAGCCGCGATGAGCTTACTTGCACGATGAAAGACTGTTCCACGTGTCGTTTTTCGGTTGAGGCTAATCCGCATTTGCATGGGTATCCTGCATCGGACCCGGCGATGTATGCGTTGTTGCCTTGTTCGCGTTGTACGCTATCGGAACCGCAGTATGAGCGTCGGCGAGTTAGTTATCGATCGCAATGGGAGGCGCCGACGTCGTCTACTTGGGCGATGTTGGAGCGGCCTGTAGCGGATGATGTTCGAACGTTGGCGGTTGTACTTCGCGAATACCTATTGCTCAGCAAGAAGGAGCGGCGGTCTCATCGTGCTATGGCGATGGCTGACGATGAGCGGCGTAAGACGATGTATGCGCGGGTGGCGGTGACGTTTGGGGCGCCTGACGAGGATTTCTTGGCGGCTAAGTTAAGCGCGCCGGAGGGGACGAACAATGCGGCGGTGGGGCGGACGTTGGGGATCTCGCGACAGTTGGCGTACAAGCGGTCGAAGTCTGTGAGGGAGCGGATGGAGAAGATGCGATTGGTTGCGATCCTATGAACGCCGAACCGCGAACGGTGGTTGACGAGATCCGGGAGTTGGTAGCGGCGGACATTCGGATCGAGTTGGAGATTGATGTGTTGATGGCTGACGAGGTGAGGCCGCGGAAGGAAGAGCGGAAGTTCATCCGGGATAGGTTGAAGGCGTTGGTTACGTCTGGGGATCCGGCGCAGGTGGTGATGGACTTTAGCGCGAGTGGGTAGTTAACCTAGTGGACTAAGTCTAGTTTAGTTCACTCTGCGCGTGGATCGTCCAGGTTGCGCGCCTTGCACAATGGGTCGGGATTCTGGTACTGGCCCGCATTTGGGGCCGTTTGGGCCGTGTAGGCGATCCTGGGGCGGTTTTTAGGCACTTAGAACGCGAAGAGCATCTGGCGGGTGGCATCGTTGATGCGGCGCCTGGCTTCGTTGAAGTTGTCGGGGTCCATTTCGACGCCGTGGAAGCGGGTGCCTTCCTCATACGCGGCGATGGCGGTGGAGCCGGATCCCATGAACGGATCGAGCACGAGGCCGCCCGGGGGAGTGATGAGGCGGACGAGGTAGCGCATCAGGGCGACGGGTTTGATGGTGGGGTGGTCTGCGTCGTCGCGCTCGGATACGGAGGTTTTGGCGCAGTAGAAATACCGTGCCGCATCTGTCGGGAACCCCTCCAGCACTTCGTCGGATCCGTCGTGGATGAAATTGGCGGGCCAGCGGCCTTGTGTGCCGTCAAAGTCTTTTTTTAACGGTTCGCCGGTTTCGATGCGCCGTTTCATCCATGGGCTTATTTCCATGTGTGCTTTTCTCAGTTTTCCATTGCGTGGGTCTTTTCGCGGTGTGCTGCTTGTCCCGATCCTTCCCCCGTCCACGTTGATCGCGCCTGTACCGTGCTGTAGGACGTTTGCGGCGACGGTTCCTTGTATGGGCTTGCGCGCGAGGACGATGGGCTCGTAAGCGGGTTTTAGGGCGGTTCCCCAGCCGTTCCACTTGGCGGCGTCTGGCGTGGCGGGTGCGGTGACAGTGCGTTGAGCTTCAACGTTCATGTCATGGTAAACGCCGTCAATTTTTGGTTTTCGATTTGCAGAGTGCGGAGATGGTCCCATCACTTCCCGTTCTGCGCCGGCGGCCTTGTCGATGGCCTTGCCCACGTCGAGCGACTTCGGGAATCCGCTGGCGTAGACCCACATAATGCAATCGCGGATTTCCCAGCCGGCGTCCTCGATGGCGCACATGAGGCGGTGGTGGGTGCGAGTGCCTCCGAAAGCGAGGAGGTGGGCGCCGGGTTTGGCGACGCGGAGGGCGGCTTGCCAGAATGCAGGGCCGGGTATGCCGTGGTCCCAGTCCTTGCCCATGAAGGAGAGGCCGTATGGCGGATCGGTGATGATCGCGTCAACGGACTCCGGGTCCATGGTGGGCAGGACGTCGAGACAATCGCCGGGCTCGATTACGATGGAATCGGAGATTTTGACCGGCGGCATGGTGGCCGGAGGGTACTACTGGCCTGCGTCGCCGGGCAAGCCTTCGCCGCTATCCGTCGCCTGGGTATTCACGCCGGCCTGGCTGCGGGCAGCGATGCCCTCCGCGTCCAGGTCGATTGCTTCGCTGAAGGAAAAGCCGTCGATATCGCGCCTGATGGCCTCGATGGTGTCGGGGGCCACTTGGCTACGTAGAATTTGCAGTAGGCTGTCCACGATGGCATTTAGGGTCAGCTTGCGCAGGGAATCGGGCGCGTCCACTTGGTTCACCAGGATCAGGGACTTGAAGTCCTCGAACAGGTCGCTCACGTGGAACCGGGTTGCGTAGCTGGTGGTGATGCCGCGGACGCTGGGATCGATCATTTCGGTCAGGTCCCATGCCCGGCGCTCGGCCTCGGAGATTTGCTGGGCGTAATTGCGCAGGACGGCCTGGGGGTCGAGTTGATCGAAGGCTTTGACCTCTGGCGACTCGCTGAAGTTCTTTTGGAAGCCCAAGTGCAGGCCGACGGTGTCGAACATGATCTCACGCTTGCGGCTGAGTTCTTCCTGAATTTTGCTGATGGCGCCGCCGTCTGGGCCGATGTATCGGGTGATGCCTTTTTCCTGTGCTGATTCGAGGATCGCGTTGGCGTATCCCAATATCGCGCCAACTTGCTTGGCGATATCTTGGCCGCGGGCCTCGCCGGCTAGATCGTCGCCCACACTGGAGGGCAGGACGACCTGGGCGAAGACGACTTTATGGAAGAGGGTATCGAGGCAGGATTCCAAGTCCATGATGGCACGTTGGATGTCCTCGACGTCGTCGTACCAGTGCGGGTGTTCGCTGATCTCGCCGACGGGCACAAAGGGGATTTTCTGGAATCCGAGTTGTGTAACGTCAACGCGCTTGGCTGATTCGAACATTCCGCTGGGGCTGAACTGGATTTCCCATTCTTCCATGATACCTGGGCGCCACAGTCTGCGGATGGTTTTTTCTTCGGCGAGGGCGAATGGGTTTGGGTTATCCCACTTGATGCCCTCGGTGATGATCCACTCTAGTTCGCCGTTGGGCTGCCTGCGCCAATCGACTACCTGCAATGGATCGTAGACGACCCAGTAGGGGCGGATGGCTTTCTCTTGTGCCTCGGCCTGGCTGATGCTGATTCCGGTTTTGGGTGAATCGATACCGATCCAGCACCATTTCGTGGCGACGAGGGTCCGGAGCACTTCGCCCATGAAGTTGTTGAGGCTGACGCCTTCGCGGGTGATATCGGCGTTCATCTCGTCTGGTACACCTTCGCGCTCGGGAGGTTCGGCGAAGACGTACTGGGTGATTTTATCGGCGATGCGGCGCGCGTGGTTGACCAGGTATGCGCGGCCTTGTCGGCCTTCCATGTCGATTTTGCCGACTTTTTCGAATCGGTTTTCGTCAACGAACGATCCGCTCCCGGTCCAGTCCACGCTGGATTCGGCCGGGAATCTGGCCAGGCGTTCCTCGATGTATGGCCGGCCGCCGCGAAGGACGAGGAGGTTTTGGTGCAGTTTCCTGGCGCGTTGATCGATGGTGCGATGGTGGCGGGTGGCGAAGATTTCTTCCGGCGTTGACTCGGCGGAGATGTCGTTGGCGATGAGGAGAGTTGAGGTAGGCATATCGTTAAAATACACGCGCGCGTAACTGTGCCATGTTTACACACTTGTCCTTTTTTTGACCCGTTTTTGCGGAGTGTCTACCCGGACTTTAAATGGAGGATTCATTGTCATGGGGATTGCAGGAATTATCGCGAAGGCTGCCGAGGGGCAGGAGTTGACCGAGGCCGAGCGCCAGGAATTGCGGGATTACAAGGACCCGGACACTGGGGCGAGTGCGCGGATTGCGGCGAAGAGGGCCAAGCAACTTGAGCAAGAGTTGAAGGATGCTCAAGCGGCGGCAGAGGCGGCGCAGGAGGCTCTCGAAGCGGCGAGTGTAGGCGGATCCGAATTGGAAAAGCTGAAGCGGCAACATGAACGCCTGGCGGCCAAGCATGCGGAAGCCGAGAAACTGATTGAAGCCGAACGCGCACAGCACGAGACCACAAGACGGGCGGCTGCGTTGGGGCGGATTGAGGTGCCGTGGTTGCCGGATGTGTCGGGGAAGTATCGGGACATGACGTTGCAGGAAGCTTTTGAAGACTTCGCAACGGAGGACCTGGCGGACGCCGGCAAGGTGGGCAAGGTGGTTGAACGCATCATATCGGACAATTCGCGGTTTGTGTCAGCGTCGGCGAAGTCTGGCGCGGGGACTGGGGTTGACGAGGGATCGAAGAATGGCGCTTCGACGCGTCAGGGCGCGCAGGACTGGAGCCAGCCTATTGATTGGCGGGCGCTTGAGCGATCCGGCGGACAGAAAGCGGTTACTGAGAAGCTTGATTCAATGTGGGCCGAACCGGCTCCGAGTTAAAAACTGAACGGGTTCTTAAATGGCAATTACAGCACTACAAACCGAGAAATGGCGTCAGACGATCGAGGCGTTTCTGACTACGATGACGATCTCGACGCGGATCTTGGACCGGGCGATCCCGATCCAGGGAAGCGATACGTTTCACGTGATCAATCCCACGGACGTAAGCGTTACCGACGTGGACGACCTGGATACGATCACCTACGAGGCGCTGACGGACACGGACGTTTCGATCACGAAGAACTTCGACAAGGCGTTCTCGTTCGAGATCTTGGACACGAACAGGATTCAGACGACCGTGCAAGGTTGGGAGCGGGCTTATGCAAATAATGGCAGTTTCCAGCTTGCGAATGCTTTGGATGCCTCCGTGTTTGCGAACCATGCCGCGTGGACGGATTTCCAGAATAGCGGATCTGATTGGCAGTTTGAATCGGAGTTAGGCGCGACACGTTTGGCTCAGGTGACGACTTTCTTTGCCCAACTTCGTCAACAGATGAGGACGAACAAGGTAGACAATCAGGGCAAGCCGTTTCTTGTGGTTGACCCGGCGCTCGGCGCGATCATCGAAGAGTTTGCGGCCAATCGTCAGACGAACTTCGGCGACATGATTTTGAATCAAGGTTTGATTCGGCGCTTTGAGTTCATGGGCTTCAATGTGTACATCAGCAACAACCTGACGACGGTTTCGACTACGTTGCATTGCATGGGTGGCATTGAGAGTTATGGTAATGCGATGGGCATCTATGTCCTGCCCAATGGTGTTGAGACGTTGCGTGGGCAAGGTCGGTTCCATGATCTCGTGCGAGGGCGCGTTGCGGCTGGTCACAAGGTGACGCGAACGGTTGCGTGCTACGATGTGATGGTCAATACCACGATGACAGGCTGACCTAAGATGGCGGATGACCCTACGTACACCGAACCGGATGCAGTGGGCTACAAGCCGACATTTGGCGTGAAGATTGCGCCATCGTCGGCGCCACCGAACATCACATCGCCGAAACCCGAACCCAAACCAGTTGAAAAGATCGAGGAAGAAACAGAATGAATAAGTACAATGTAATTATTGCAGCGGGTGTCGTTGTGGCGCTTGGCGTCATCGGCTCGATGTTTGTCAATGCGCAGTACACGCCGGCTACGAAGGATCGGCTGGGCGTGGTGCCGACGGCGGTCACTGTGGCCAATGGTGGCGAGTTGGCGATTACGACGAGTTATCTCCAGGTGACTCCGTCGAACGTGGCGACCGCTACGCTTGCCAATGCGACGTATGCCGGGCAGTTTCTTGTCATTGAGAATGTTGGCACCAACAATCTCGTATTTGGTGACAATGGTACGACTCTTGCGATCGGCGGGACGGTCACGTTGGGCGCAACGGATACACTAACCTTGATTGCCAACGCTGCCGCGCAATGGCGTGAAATAGCAACCGCTAATAACTAAGCTTTACCTCCACATCACCGGTTGCGCCGGCGGCCAGTTTGCTTTCCCTTTCGGGCCGTCGGCGCAGTTTGGTGCGGTTTTTCCACTATGGCGATCACACTGAGTCGGGCACTGGCGGCGACGTACTTTGGCGAGTCGAGCCACCTCAACTATGGGACGTGGTTTGGGTTTTCGGATGAGCAGCAGGACGCGGCGATTGCGCACGCTACCCGGCTGATCACGCGGGCGCTGGGGTCGGAAGTCACGAACGAGACGACCGACACGCCATCGAGTTACCGACCTGACTACGCGGTATACGAGCAAGCGTATTTCATGCTCGCGAATTCGACCGCGATTGTTGACGGTACGCAGACCGGGCCGAAGTTCACGGCTGATGATGGGACCGGGCAGCCGCGGGAGCGTCGGGATGTGTTCACGATTTGTCGGGAGGCGCAGCGGTGGTTGAATGCGAGCGCCGGCGCAGGGGTACAGATAGCGAGGGGGGCATAGATGGCAGACTTTACGGTAACTACATCGTTCACGGACAACGTCACAGGGACGGGGATCTCACGGTCCGACACGTTCACATTGACCGGCAATGATTCGACGCATGTCATGGCGGACATCACGACCGGGGAATACACGTATACGTTGCCTACCGGGATTGGGTCCGTTGGTTACGTGTTCCTGAAGAACCATGCAATCAGTGACTCGCCGGAGGATTACGTTGACGTTGCGGTTGCAACCACAGTGTATTTCATGCGGCTTTATCCTGGCCAATCGGCGATTCTGCCGATCGCGCCGGCTACATCGGCTCTCTATCTCAAGGGCAATTTGAGCACGACTCCAGTCGAGATCTACGCGAGGGAGGCCTGATGGCAACATTTAGTTATTCGCTTGGGTTTAGTGATGCGGACAGCGGCATAGCGCGCAGCGAGGGTGGGGAAGTACAGATTCTGCAAAAAGGGTTTGATAGCCAGTACCGTATGGATGTTTCCTCCGCCGGCGAGACTACGCACAGCATCTTGACCGAGATTGGCAACGCGTCCTACATTTGGATGATGAACCGCGACGCCACGAACTTTATCGATGTGGGGTTCACGGGGACCGGAGTTTATCAAGTACGTCTACTTGCCGGCCAGCATGCGCTATTTCCGCTCCTGCCGACCACGGCCACGATTTATATGCTGGCGGACACCGCCGCGGTGGATTTTCAGTTCTACATCCGCGAGGCGTGAGTGTGTGCCGGATCCTAAGTCAAACGCCGCTCGGCTGAGACTACTGGCGCGCAAGACATCCGAGAACCGCGCGGAGATGATCCGCACGTTGCTGTTGGCCCGGGACAAGGTCCAGGATCGCATTCTCAAGGCGGCGCGCAATAAACGCTATGGTACAGCCCGCCGGGTCCGCGAGGGCCTCCTGCGCGACTTGATCGGACTTTATTTGGATCTCCAGGGCGATCTGGATACGTGGACGAAGGGCGCCATCGACAACACGTCGCGGGACTTCTTCGACTTGGCGGTTGAGGACTTGCTTTTGACCGAGGCGGATAAGGCGGTCATCAGCTTCACGACGTTCAGCCAGGAACATTTCGAAGACTATTTCGAGAGGATTCATCCGTTCAATGCCGACCGGCTGGCGGCGGTCAATGTGCATCTGAATCCGAACATCAACCGCATGCTGGATTCCGACGTGCGCGAACTCCAGAATGCGACCATTGAGATCTTCCGGCTTTCCGAGGTGTCGGGCCTGACGCCGGAGGAGCGGTTCTTGGCGTTGCGGGCCCGGGTGGAGACGATGGTCGATGAACAGCGGTCCTGGGCGTTTGTAGACAAGGCCGGGCGCACATGGAAGAACGGCAATTATTTCCAGATGCTCAACCGCACTGTGTCGGCGAAGGTGGCGCGCGACTCGTACAATGATGCGCTGATTGCGGAGAAGCGGGATCTCGTCCAGGTGATCGGGGGGACGTCGCCCAATTCACACCCGGCGTGCGTGCGCTGGAACGGGAAGCTCCTCTCGCTGACTGGCGCCACGCCGGGGTATGCCACGGTTGCCGAGGCCGAGGCGGAAGGGTTGCACCATCCCAACTGCGTGCATACGGAAGTCTACGTCAGCGACAAGACTACGGATGGCAGGGAGCTGATCGCGGACAAGGAGAACCGGGCGCCGCGGGATGTGGCGTTGCCAAAGCCGAAGGCCAAGGTCGGCGTGGGTAAGGATACGACGACGATCCGGGATCGGGCTTGATGTGGAAATGGAGCCGGGTCATACAAGCGATCGTGTTCAGTGTCTCCCGAGGGATAGACTGAACGGTCTTGCAAGTAGACCCGACGTCAGCCGCGTACAGTAACCGTCCATCGGGGACATGTAAACGCTTTTTCCGATGAGTGTCTCCATCGAGTTTGACGACCGGGCCAAGCGGATCCGGCTCGAACGCGACATCCGCAAGTTCTCTCGGCGGCTGCCGGCCGAGATCAAGGGGGCGCTTCTCGAATCGGCGCGGTTTGTCCAGACCACCGCGCGCAAGTGGTGTCCGCAGTCGCCGACGAAGGGCCAATCCCGCGCGTACAGTGGGCAGAGCAAGTCACGCCATCACCCGGGCCGGGCGCCTGGCACGCTGCGCAACTCGATCAAGATCCGCAAGAAGTCGCGCGAGGTGGAAGTGGGCGTATTCAGTGGGGCCGCCCTCCGATATGCCGACTACATCCACAATCGCCAGCACAAGCGGATCCGCGGCTGGGAATTTCTCGGGCCGGGCAATACGCAGTTTCGGGCCAAGAAGGGCGGCAAGTTCCTCGACCGGGCGCTGGATCATCACGACAAGGACATCGACGCTTTGCTGTCCGGGATACTGGATAAACTCTGATGGCGGTTGCATCGAATAGCTGGGCGAACGCGGAAGAAAAGTGCATGGCCTTCCTCAGCAAGAAGATTTCCGGCAGTTCCATCGGCGATAATTCATTCATTGGAGAGTTGCCCGCAGGCGCTTATGACGTGTGGTCCTTCGCGATCACCGGGCCAAGCGGATCTGATTTTCTTGCTGAGTGCAATGGCACGACGCGGAACATGGAAGCGATGCTGGAGGGTGTTTTTCTCGTGCGCGAAGAGGCGCAATTGATCGAGCAACAAGTGCGGACCAGCCTGCCGGCGACTACTATTCAGAACGTATCGAAGCTTGCACAAACGGCCGAAGCAAGTTTGGTCCGCGACTTTCTTGAGAATAACGAGGGCGTGAATGCGCTGCGGGTTTGGCGGCTGACGATCCCGATGTTCGCCGCGTACAACAACATAGGATAGCAAGGAGAACATCATGGCAGACGCAGCAATCGCTATAGGATCAAGTGACCCGTTTGGATTGGTGGCGCTGAATGCTGCATTCAAACCGCAATCGGTATCCAACACGACAAACAACTCTTACGCGGTGGCGCTCAATGCGGTTGGCGATCTTGGCGAGGAGTCATCGGCATTCGATGTGCGCAATGACTACAGCGCTGAGTACAAGTATGTTGGGTCCGATTTGATCGCGAATCTTAGTGTCATTGCTACGGCACTTTGGGTGCATCCAGTTGGCGGATCCGAGATTGCCATCGAATCTATTGCGCTCAGTTTTTCTGCTGCCGAGTATGTTGGGATCAGCATCACCGGGCACCAACACGGGACCACATTACATGCCGACTCGGTGGGCGCGAAGTGGGATTGGTCCGGATTGTTCACGGCGATCAGTGTGGACGGGTTTGGCATCCCGGCGATGAAGGCGACCACGCACGCGATCACACACGGATCAGTATCCGCAACGACCGAGCTGGGCATCACAATCGGCATGACCCACATTGATGCGATTAATGGCGCGGGTGTGCATTTTGTCGGCAGCAACAACGGATGCCGGGTTGACATGACCGCCTCTGGTTTGGGCAATAGAACCGATGTCACAGTGGGGACTGCGTGGAATGGGGACAGTTCGACGGAGTCGGATTCCAATGCCGAACACGACACATGGGCGTACACTGGGCATCTGTATCTTCCGCGAACGTGATCCATGGCGGATCCTGTCATAGGACTCGGCGCGGCGAACTATTTCAGCTTGGATTCATCCAGGTTCCGCGCTCAATCGTCCATGCAAAGAGCGCAAGCCAATGTCAATTGGTACTTCGATGCAGATGGTGATTCGCGATGGGTGACGGCGAGCGACTCGCGCACGATCTGGCAGACAGAATATGTTTACACAAGCAACAACCTGAAGCGCGACTTGGGTGACATTGCCACGAAGTTCTTGCTGCCGACATCAGTCAATCGCGCGTTGGACTCGGTGACGGTGGCATTTAGTAACACATCGTATCCGACTGTCAGCATTCACGCGCACGATCACAGCCGCCGGCTTGACGCGGCCACGCAACACACGCGGATCAACTTCGACTGGAGCGATGCGTTGCCGAATATCTCCGCATCGGGTGTCGGGCTCGGTCAATTCCTGCCAACCATCACGAGGTACATCAGCGCCAACGACTACTTCTTTCAGGTGCCGACTGCCAAGAAGGTCTCGGTGACGGACTTGGTTCTTACCGCTGAGGCGTTCCATGTGGATATGTTCGACGAGCGCAACGTGCAGAAGTTCGGGGTCGATGTGAATGTGAAGCTGATTTTGTCGGCATCGGGGATCGGTCGAATCCAGGATGTGCTGCCATCGTTCGCCGGTAAGTGGGTGTTTAGCTCGATCCCGAATTTCGAATCCAATTCCGCCCATAACACATGGGGAGTCAGCGCGGAGGCATACGTCAACCGAAACTGATCATGCAAATCATCCTACAAAGATCGTTGGAGATGCTGCCGACGAACCAGTTTGATCGGGACCATTTTGACGACCTCGTTGAACTGGACAACCTGGCCAAGGATTGCATGGCGCCTAAGCCGTCAGATTTGACCGCTGCGGTGCTCGATCATGCAATTACGGTTGGTGGTATCAGTTTCCGCGCGCTGACGATTGCGGGGCGATTGTGGGCGCGGGATGTGGCATTGCCGGCGCTCGAAGGAGATCCGGTGTTGCAGTCATTGGTTATTCCATTTGCGATGGCAAATCGGAATCGGATTCCCGATCTGCATGATCCCAGCAAGGTGCGCCGGGCCATCAAACGCTGGGGGCGGTGGCGTTGTCGCAATCTGACCGAAGATCATTTGGTGTATGTCCTGCGGTGGTTCGGGTTCCTCGACGACATGCCGGACGATGGCCCACCGGTCCCCGATCAATATGGCGCGTTGTTGGCGTTGTTGGTCAAGGAGTATGGGTCCACGCCGAAGTTCTGGTTGTTCGAGGCGCATCTTGAAATGGTGAAGGCGTGCCTGAACGATGTGGCATTGAAAAACTATTACGAGTACGAATCCATGCGTAGGGAAGCGGCCAAGGGTGGAAAAGCCGTTGCGCCGGATCCGAATTCCCCGCAAGTCGTTGCGTACTCGAAATTTTGTGAGCGCCTGCGCCAGTTTCAGGAGAAGGTGACGCATGCCTAATAAGGTCGTAAAGATCACCATCCGGCTGAAGGATGAATTCAGCGCGGGCCTGAGCAAGCTCTCGCGTGGGCTGAAGACGTTTAGCGAAAAGGGCGCCGGGTTGATCGGCAAGATCTCCAAGTCGTTCTTCAGTTTGAAGAATGCAATCGTCGCGACCGCAACGGCCGGCGGCATCGGCCTCCTGATCAAGAACAGTATCCGGGCCGCGTCGGAATTCGAGACGCTGAAGCTCCGGCTGGAGGCGGTCAGTGGGTCCGCGGTCCTCGCCGAGAAGCGGTTCAAGGAGATCCGAAAGTTCGCGGCATCCACGCCGCTGAACCTCGATGACTTGGTGAAAGCGGAGATCTTGCTCACGTCGGTGGGCGCGGCCAGCCAAGAGAACTTGCGTCAGGTTGCCGAAGTGGCATCGGTCATGGGCCGCAGTGTGGAAGATGTGGCGCTCGCCGTGGCCAGTTTGGAGGGCGAGACGTTGAAGCGGTTTGGCATCCAGTTGCGTAAAACCGGGGATGAATTCCGGTTCCAGTTCAGGGACAAGGCAGGCAAGGCATTAGAGGTGGTTGCAAAGGGCGCAGAAGAGGCCAGGGAAGCACTAACGGACATCTTCAGCACCAAGTTCGGGGGCTCGTTAGAGAAGGCGTCACAGACGATCCTGGGCAAGTGGACGACGTTCAAGGACACGGTCAAAGAAGCGTTCGCGACCATCGGCCAGCGGTTGCTCCCGGTGGCATCGAAAGTGTTGACCCAAGCGACCGATGCGCTCAACTCGCTGATCGGATCGGGCAAGATTGGGAAATTTGGGGATCGACTGGCCAAGGGCGCCGAGGAGTTGATTGCATGGCTGGAGAAGGTCACGCCGACATTTGACGGGGTCAATGATTCGTTGAAAGTCGCAGCGACGGAAGCCGGCAAGAATTTTGCCAAGGGAATATTCGATCTTTTGCTTTCATTGCCTGGCAAGCTTGTCCGATTCACTGGCGATGTGATTGCGGAAAAGTTTCCTGTTTCTTCCGCCGCAGTGCAGGATGCGCGATTTCGGAACCTACCTATTGCGGGTCCTCTGCCGTTGCCATCTCCGGCGGCAGGAATAGCAGCGTCACAAGGAAGCATCGTCGGTAAGAATCATAATCGTGCAGAAATGCGATTAGGCAGCAGCCAGAACGAGCCGCTTTTTGTTCAGGAAGTCAAACCGCCTGAAGTCGGATTCCGGGGCTGATCATGGCGTCAATTTTCTCACAAGAAACTGGCTGGATCTATATCGGCGAGACGGTCAACATTGAGTACCGACAGAACCCGGTGAACACGCTGGAAGAACAGATCCGCTTTGTCAACTTGTACTCTCGATTCCGTAACGGCCAGCAAGTCAACAGCTCGACTATCTTCAACAATGATACCGCGAAGAACTTCGCCCAGGTCAACATCAAATCCAAAACAGGAACGAGGGAATTAACGCCTACTCAACTCGGTACTTCGCAAGTTCCCGCGTTTGAAAATAGTTTTTTTTGCGTTTCGCATGATCTGATTGCGCAAGAACAAGGAACGAATTTCTTCAAAGAGACGCAGACTTTCCGGATGCACACCGACTGGAAAACATCCTCATTTGCCAGTCAGATTAATGCGCTCGGTGGATCTTCCAATAACGGAGCAACTGAATGGGTTTATGTCGGGGAATCGGTCGCCATCGAGTATCGTCAGAACCCGGAAGACCCAACGGAAGAACAGCACAGGATTGTAAATTATTACACCATTTTTCGCGTTCTTCATGATATGACGAAATTCAATTCTAAAGTCGGGAATAATTACCCATCCGGTGTGATATCGTCTTTTGCAGGCAAGGTCAGAGTCCGTCCCAGGGATTTGTCATACCCTTTGCGTGGACGCGTTTACATTGGCTTTTCCGGGTTCAACTGCATTTCTCATGACGTTACGTTGCTCGAACAAGGCACGGACAAGATTCGCGAGACAATTGCTTTCCGTAACGAGACCAACTGGGTAGCCACGTAATGCCATCGATTATCGAAGCCAATGCAGCGAAAGCGGCCGCGCGATTCACCGGCGGTGTCCCGGTTCCGCATCGTGTTAACAATTTCGTACAAGGTAGCCAGCCAAGCGCGTCGTGGGGCAACTACGTTTCTAATTTTGTGAGCAACTTCCGCGTCGAGGGCGGACAGATGGCCTACAACGGGAAGAACGCCACGCTGACCATTCCCAAGCAAAACGCCGGGTTCCAGTGTTCGCGCAATTTGACCACGCTCAGTGTCCTGAATATTTCCGAGGGCTGGGGATATGACGCGGACATTGACGGACCGCCAACGCCGGCATGGAGTCAGGTTAGCGATGGGACGGCGGTTGTGGCGGGGTTCACATCAGGGACGTACTATTGCTACGTCCAATTCAATCAGTCAGGCACTCCGAGGTGGAGTATAACGCGGACAACGGCGGGCGCTGCAAAGCCGGTTGGCACGACTTCGCCCAATATCGATAAATGGATCCTTGCCGAAGTCGTTGCGGTTTCCAATCAGATCACGACAATCAAGCAATGGTGGCAAGGCGGTATGGCCATCTATCAACATAGGCTATGACATGAAATACAAGCTGTGTGGTCTCATCTTCTTTGCGCTGTGCATTGCCTGCATCGCACAGCTTAACGTGCGCAATTTCAACACCAAGAACGACATGGAGATCAACGCGGAGCAGGACGAGGATATCGAGTGGTATCAGGCCGAACAGGTGCAGTATGACATTCACGTCCGCCGGGGCCGCAAGCGGGTGAACATCCCGACGAACGCGGTGCCGATCTGGCGCGTGTGGGCCGCAGCCACGCCGACCACGTTAGTAGTCAACAGCACTGGAACTGTCGTGAACGCGTCCGATGGTCATGTACGCTTTACACTCACGCCGGAAGCCAGCAACGCTTCCACGGGCACATATGTGAGCTTGGCGGACGTGTCTATCGGCTCGACGAATATCGGCGCCATTGCCAGCAGCGCTGCCATCATCCGCTATTCGCCGCGTTCGACCAATGTGGCCTACTCCGGGACCGTGGCGTTGACGGCTCCATTTTATGTTGTGGCCGGCGACACGTTGGAGGGCAACATGAACGCCGGCGGGTACACAATTTCAAACGCGGTCTTCGCCGGGGATGGGTCAAGTTTGACGGGTGTCAGCGCGACAGCAGTCCTCACTCCGTGGACCGGGCAAGTGAACGCGGCTCAATACGCGTTGACCAACTTGGAATCCGTTACGATTGGTTCCAACTCGTTTGAGTACATCGCATCGTCGCCGCTGATCATCCGCGGGCGCGCGTGGACCGGCGCTGTGCTGGCGGCGACCAACGTCATCGACACGGGCGTGCGGGGCACTAAGTACGCGGTCCCGATCATCGTGGGCGAAGATGCCGGGCTGGCGATTATCAGCGAGTACGAGGGCGCGCACGGATCATTCCTAGAACTCATGAACCTCAAGAGCAACACCAGCGAGTTCGGGCATTCGGCATTTCTTCACCTCGCGCAGACCAACAGCACGCACGACGGCCAATTCGCGATAGACGTCAACTCGGCGAATAGCGCGGGGACTTCCATCGTCAACATGCCGTTTTTAATCACGACCTCGCGGCTAGTGCAGATTGGTGGGCCGGGGCGTTCGGTTGGATCTCGTTTAGGGATGGAAGTCTGGGGAACGATGCTGCCGCATAACGCTCGATTTCTTGCGCCAGGCACTACTACTGATAGCTTTCCCGTATTTCCGGATGGCGTTCACATTCACGCCAGTCAAGATGTACAAGTCAACATCGAGGGTTCCGAGGCGGCGTTTATTGTGTCGTCCGATTCGACCGGAACATGGGGCAGTGTAATCGGATTGCGGGATCATAGCGGGACGACACGGAATGACGATTGGTACATCAGCAGAACGAAGTCTGGGGCTGGTGGCGCATCGAATCGTATGTATATCGGCTATACGACCAACACCATCATCCCTGATGTGAACGCGTCAGTAAATGCACACATCATTCTCTATCCGGATTCCCTGACCGAGATGACAAAGCCTCTTTTTCTCGGAACGAACAATATTGGTAGCGTGGGGAATATCGTCACGAGTGGCACGGTGGACGGCAAGGACATCGCGGTTAACGCGGCCATGCTCAACGAGGCGGAGACGATCTCTTCGGACTGGGTGAACACCGCAAACCCGTGGGCGGATAACGAGGTAGCCAACGTCCTCACGCTCACGACCGGATCCGTGATCACGATAACCGGCACGGTGACGGCGACCGCGTTTGCCGGCAGCGGCGCCTCGCTGACCGATCTCCCAGGCGGCAACTGGTGGACCAGCGCGCCGAGCACTGCGATCTCCTTTCCGACCAATGCGCACACGGCGGATTACATCATCAGTTCTCCAGATGGCACGAATTTCAAATGGATCGTCAACACGGCGGCATCGGGCGACCCGGTGGACAGTCGGGCTTCCACGAACGATCATAACTTGGCCGGCAACGACATCACCAACGCGGCGAACATCTACGTCACCAACTGGACCGTGATGACTGGCGGCAGCATCAACGGCGCGGACACGTTCGTCCTCTCAGTCTCGCAACTCCAGGCGCAGGTGATTTCCCCTCCGAGTGGGTCGGATCTCACTTTCGGGGCGACCGGTAGCAACGTGATCTTCGCGGCGAATGCCAGCATGTCGAGCAACCTGACGATCACCGGGACAGCGACAGGCACGACGATCCAGGCGACCAACTTCGTCGGCCTGAGCCAGACCTACGATGCGGACTTTGACAACGTGGTGGATCGGTCCGAGCTGGCGCTTGTTCACGTCAGGAATGTTTCCGGATCCACAATCACCAAGGGCACGCCAGTCACGGCAAAGGATATCACGGGCGATTTTGTTAACGTGATCCCGGCCGACTCTACGGTTGCCACGAACATGCCGGCTATCGGCATTGCCGAGGCGGACATCAATAACAACAACAACGGATACGCAGTGAGCGGTGGATCGTTAGAGACCGTAGATACAAGCCCTTGGGCTATCAGCGATTCATTGTACGTTGCATCCGGATCGCTAACGAACGTTAGGCCGACCGCAGCCGGGACCATCATACAAAAGATGGGAACCGTAATCAGGTCGCATGCTTCGACTGGCCGGATTTTTGTATCTGGCGCTGACAGGGAAAACGATGTGCCCAATACGGTGCTGACGCCGTTGACTATCGACAACAATTTGACGGTGAATAGCAACGTCACCGTGAGCGGGCCGATGACCATCGTGAACACATTGACGGTTCAGGACACGTTGACGAATTCCGTGTTCACCACGACCGGCAGCGCGACCGGTAATCTCCAGGTTGCCATCGGTGACGTTGACAGCGCGGGACCGGGCGGCGGCGGGGTGCGGATCAATATCGTCGAGTCGGCCAATACCGTCACGATCACCAGCGGGCCGCAGGATGCCGCATTGCAGGTCAATGGGACGATCGGCGCGACCGGAGCAGTCGGGATCGACGGCGACCTGACCGCGCTCGTGAAGGTGTTCACCGTTGCCACGAACAAGACATGGCTTGCCTCGGATTTGACTGGCGCCATGATCTTTCTTACCGGCACAACCACGCAGACGCTGGCCAACGTCACCACCGACGGGCACAGCGCGACGTTCCAGACCGTTGGCGCGTTCACCACGACCATCGATCCGAACGCCGCTGATTACATCACGTTGGACGGGACGCAGGGCACGGCCGGGCAGGCGATCGTTTCGCCGGGGACTTCCGGAGATCTGATGACCATCATCAGCAGCGACGGAACAAACTGGATGACGGTTGGGCGGATCGCAACGTGGACGCAGCCATAGGAAGCATTATTCATGAAGACATTATTCATAGCACTCTGGACAATCACGCTGGCGTGGTCCCCACCATCGCTCAACGTTGACGGCACGCTGATCGACGACCTTGCCGGGTTCAACGTCTACCAGGCGACCACGGCCGACTTGGCGGATGCGGCCATGGTCGGCACGCTGACCAATGGCGTCACGCAAGTTCCGAGCCTGGGCCAGTCGTACCAACTGGAGATCACGCCGGGCACGAATGAGGCATGGTTCACGGCGACGGCGTTTGATGTGGGTGGCAACGAATCGCCGATGAGCGAAGCGGTCCACTGGTACGACGCGCCGCCGGGGCCCCCCATCGTCCGAGTCACTATTGCCGTTGCACAATGAAAATGAAGCTCACAATCGCAGGGTTCTTGTTGGTGGTCCTCGGACTGAACTCGCCGCAGGCATTCCGCCTTGTCGGCCGCACGGGGACGCCAGCGGTGGCAGCCGGCGACACCAACGCGCTGGACAAGACGAGTCTTGTGGCGTGGTATGACTTCACCGCGGATGGATTGGATGCGCATACGAGCAGCTTTGATCTGTCCACTAATTCCGCTACGCATGTCACCAATGGCGCAACGATCTATGTGCAGGGCACGTCGGGTTCCCCCGGGACTGGGTATTTCGAGGCGGCGGGGGGATTCGCGGATTTCTGGATGACGAACGATGTAGACAGTGCGTTGATAATGCGATGGCGGGCGCGGACAGGGATTTCCAACGGACAATGGCCTATACAGGGGAAGTCTACGCGATTCGGTATTCGCTACATGACAGCTTCCCCTGGCTTGTGGTCATCTATGGCGGCGATCACTGATCGAGCGGCGCCTCTAGGGGCGACCAACATTTGGTACACTTGTATCGCAAACTATTACGCAGGCGGAACTAATGAATTGTTCGTAGGGTACTCTACGACTGCGCCCGCTAGTGACGGGGTTTCGACAGGTTCTTTTTCAACGGCGGCTGGAAATACTGCATACTTCCCAGGGGATAATTCCGGGCCTCACATTGATGTGGATATCGATTACGCGGCATTTTATTCCCGCGCAATCACCGCCGATGAGATGACTTGGATATGGAATAGCGGCGGGACCCGAACCTATGCGGAGTTGGCGGACTGATGAAACAACCTGTATTATTGGCAGTCGGACTTACAATTTGCACGGTTGCGCTCGCAGTCGGGGCATGGTGGGACACATGGGACCCGGCATCCAGCGGCCTCCGGATTCAAGGGATAGTCGCCGGCGCGCCGGTCGGCGAGGGCGCGATCTCCGCGGTCTCCATCAATTCCGACGGCTGGACCGCTGACGTCACCATCGACGGATTTACGACGAATGCGACCTATGATTTCGGCACGCTGCCCTCCTCGCCGAACATGACGTTCACCGTGACCTCGGAGGGCTACACGTCCGGCGGTGTCCTCTCTACGGTGTCCAGGACCGTCTACGGGACGATCGAAGTCCGCAAGCCATACCCGAACAACGCCGACACTGACGAGACCGTTGTGGCGACGACCAACATGACCGTGCGCGTGGCGCTCTCAGAATTTATCTATGACGACGACACGACCGGGGCCGGCAAGAGTGGGACCGCGCCGACCGTCACCATTGCAGCCGGCTGGGCGACCGATACCGGGGACGCAAGCAACACATCGCAGGCAGTGACGAGCGGGGCGGTGGTCAATAATTCCACGTT